TATATTATTGGTGCAATGATTTATGGACAATTTTTCCCATCAATTGGCCACGCAGCAACAAATGCCTTTGTAAACAAGCCAGATTTTTAAATATTAAATGGTGTAAACCACACTTGAAATAAATTTTCATATACAAAATATTATATAATATCGTATATGAAATAACTCAACATCACTTGTAATAAACAGGCATTTTATCGATATTCATAATATTAGATTTTTTGTTAATTTTCTTTTTCGCGATTTTAAATTTTTCAAATTGAGGGCGCGTAAACTGATCTTTTGGGCAATGATTATGTACTGTTCTCGCAATCATCTTATATAATTTAAAATCAGGATATCTCTCTTCGCCTCCCTGCTTATATAATATATTTCTTCCCTTGTCATCAGTAACCCAATCATTTATAATAGAAAAAGTGGGACTCATCTTCTTGATTTTATCCACATCATCCATATCTTCAATGAAAAAGTCAAAAATACTACACGCAAGACGCGATAAATCAAAACTCATATTAGGGTCCAATCGAGGTTTATTCTTATTAAAATATGGCTCACAGTTGTATTGAGTCGCAGCATCTCCGTCTGGGTGATAACTATCACTGCATATTATTTTGTCTTCGAACTTGTAAATAGCTCGCCCAAAATCGATAATCTTATATATTCTTCCATAAGTTGGGACTTTATAATGAACGCCTTCGACACAATAATACAAAAACTTCTTTTCGGTATTAATATACATGACATTATTCGTGTGTAAATCATTATGTGTCATTTGAAAACATTTCTGATATGTGTATAACATTATATTTATTTGAAATAATGCCGATATCCACTCAGGTTCGCTTAAATCGCCAGACATCATAAGTGTATCCAATGTATCGTGGCATTTTTCTAAAAATATAGCTTGGCATGGAAATTCATTAATGCGCACAATTAATGGGTCATCGTCTCCCGAACTTGAACTACAATCAGTATATTCGTCATCCGAATCATCGTTTTCTTCATATCCGTCCATATTATCAGAATCGTCGTTTATAGATGTGGACGAAGTAGATGACGAATCATCATCATCGCAGACTTCGTTTTTAATTTTGAAAACGTTTTGTTCTGATTCATAAATATTTTCATACTCCTCACTTATAATGGGAGAAGATTCAATAACACCAGACGATTTTACGTTTTTAAACACGTCCAATACATCACTTTCAAAAGACGATATACTTAACACGGAATCACAATCACCAATAGTTAATCGATTTTTATAGTTGCGAGAAGAATTATCAAAATAATTGGTATCAATATTGTCGGGTAGATCAAATAATTTTTTGTTATTTTTATGAAAGAAACTATTGTTGTGAATGGCCTCCATATCATCGACTATATCATACTCGAATCCCTTCTTTATCCCAAGAAAACTGCCATAAAAGTCCAGTCCATGAAAAAAACTATTATGATGAAGTAAATTGCTGGTTAGGTATGTCATAAAAGAATCTACATAGGCCGAGTTATTGTGGTCGTTTATTTTATCGATTTCACTATTGGTTTCAACACTTGGCAAAGTAGATATGTCTTCACCTACATATTTCCCAGCCAAGTATTTTAATGGATCCAATAGTGGACCATATTTAATGAAAATTTCACAATCTTTATCCTTTTCTGTTTTTGAATTCATGATTTTCGCATGAATAATATGATTGTCAATCGTTTTATGAAAATGTGTAATATAATTATGTGAATTTAAATTAATTAAATTTTTATTTGTCTCGTTAAGTGAGAAGAATCGGTCATAGATGGGTATGTAGTTTTGCATTTTTGTTAATCCTAAGTCAGATTTCTCTAAAGATTGGAAAAGGTGTTGGTTTTTCTTCTTCCTATAGTAAATTGAAAAAGTCATTACTTTAATAGCATGAAAAATTATAGCCGATTAAACCTAAAATTAAAGCTGAAATAATGCTAAAATTAAAGCAATTATTATATGGGTTATTATTTTAGTAATATTGCGTTTTATGATTATTAAAATTGTGTCTCCGTTTAGCAAAAGAATGACACTGGACTTGAAAAAATTTGATATGAAAAATATTAGCTTTCACCCCGATGAAAATAAGGGGCCTGTTATTGTATTGATAGGTCGACGTGATACAGGAAAGAGTTTCTTAGTGAGAGATCTTCTCTATTATCATCAAGATATTCCAATAGGTACAGTTATATCTGGAACTGAAGCAGGTAATGGTTTTTTTAGTGATCATGTACCGAAATTGTTTATTCACGATGAATACAATACTGCAATTATCGAGAATATATTGAAGCGACAAAAAAGTGTTTTGAAGCAAGTTAAAAAGGAGAAGGAAGCTTATAAAAAAACGAATATTGATCCAAGAGCATTTGTTATATTGGATGATTGTTTATATGATAATAAATGGGCAAAAGACAAAATGATGCGTCTCCTGTTCATGAACGGGCGTCATTGGAAGATAATGCTTGTTATCACGATGCAATATCCGTTAGGTATCCCACCGAACCTAAGAACGAATATTGATTACGTTTTTATTTTGAGAGAACCATATATTGCGAATAGAAGACGAATCTGGGAAAATTATGCAGGTATGTTTCCCACATATGAATCATTTTCTCAAGTAATGGATCAATGTACCGAAAATTTTGAATGTCTGGTAATTGACAATAATTGCAAATCGAATAAATTACAGGATCAAATTTATTGGTATAAAGCACAAAGTCATAAAAGTTTTAGACTCGGATCGAACGAATTTTGGGAAATATCAAAGGGATTGGATTCCGATGACGACGACGACGACCCATATGATCCTGCCTCGTCGAAAAAAAAGGGGGCTGGTCCAAAAATAAATGTGCGCAAAAATACGTGGTAATCATTTCATATAAGCATCATTTCATATAAGCATCATTTCATGTTTATATGAATATATATATTAATCAACTGAACCCACTTCCATTGCATCATCATCTGCAGCCACATCCACGTCAGTGCTCGTACTCGGAGATACATTTAGCACTTCTGATTTCGACAGTGAAGACAATCCATGGTCATTATTATTATTATCTGTAATAACATTATCGACCTCGAATATTGAATTATGAATATCATCACTTGTTAAAAGTGAATCCTCTTTGGATGGTATTCCGAATGTACTTGCGGCGCCATCCGCGGTTGCAACATTTACCAGATTTCCCTGATCATTTATTGTCTGTGTGAGCTTATTTCCCGACGCCTCTGCCTTGTTAATATTATCAAGAATTGCCTTCTCCTTGGTCTCTCTTACGCGTTTATCGAATTCCACTTTGGCTTCCGCTTCATTGGTCTTCTTCTCACTCATCAATTGGTTCAATGTATCCTCCATGTATTCTACACGACCAGTCTTGTATGCCTCTGGATGGAACGGCATCCATAGTCCTACTTCACCAACATACACGTCGTGGTTGGGATCAGCATTGCGTAAAAACTTACACCTTAATTCAGCCTCCGCTTGTGATGGAAACACGCCGCGAACTTTAATTCCGCGAATGCTTGTCTGAAATTCGTGGCGCATATCAAATTCCGCACTCAATTCCTCCTCCTTTGCATCCACGAATGTTTTATATTCATCAATAAATGTCGTGTTTATAAGCTTGTCCCGCTCAGTCTCACAAAACTCATTCAAGTCGGCAGTCACTTTATCAAAATCAATCTTGTATTTAAAACTCAAAAAGCTCATAAATTGTCTATATTTATCCATCGACTTGTGAAAGTCCCAATGCTTTACAAAGTTCTCAAAAAAAAACATTTCGCGCTGCTTAATGATATCTTCCGGTGAAATAAATGATAAACACGCGAACTTCTGCCCAGCAATTGGTTTATCCTCATCCAACAAATCCACATAGTTGGTATTATTCTTTAGAAGAACTCCTTTAGGTTTAGGTACTTCCATTTTATATAATACTAAATATCGCAATTAGTTTAAGTTATTTTTAAAGAAATTGTATTTTAACAAAATCGATAGATATAATTTAATTATATAAGAATAATAATCTTTTTATATAGTATAAAATGGACGGTTTACACTTGAATATGGGCGATGTTTTGCGTCGCGCACTTAAATACATTATTGAAGGTATCATGGTTGCTCTTGCTGCCTTTGCCATTCCAAACAAACGTCTTAATATGTCAGAGATTCTTATGATCGCTCTTACAGCTGCTGCTACATTTAGCATTTTAGACACATATGTGCCTTCTCTTGCCATGGGTGCTCGTTCCGGAGCAGGATTTGGTATTGGAGCAAATCTTGTTGACTTCCCAAATAAAATGATGTAAATCTGCTGTAAATATACAATGCCATCTTTTATAAAGAATTGATAGAATTATAATTTTTTATAAAGTTCGTTGCCAATTAAGTATATAATGATTAATTGAACAACAGATGTTATAACACCGAGACCAACATACGAATTTT